TCCGTATAATCGCCCCGGTGCGCGATGAAGGAACTCCTGTAAAAAGGAGAAACCATCGTGGCCAACACTAGCAGCCCCTTTGGATTCCGTCAATATGCAGGAAACGGTTCTGCTCCTACTTACGAGCAAGTTCAGTATCCTATCGCATACAACTCTACCAATATCTTTTTTGGCGACCCAGTAACAGCCGTCAGCGATGGCACGGTTACTCAGTCTGCCAGCACCAGCACACCAGCTGCTCTCGGCATCGCTGGCGTATTCGTTGGCTGTAAATATCTTTCAACGGTTCAGAAAAGAACTGTTTGGTCGAACTACTATCCGGGCGGCACCGATCCAGTTTCTGGTTCGATCTACGCCTACATCGTAAACGACCCTAACGCTAAGTTCGTTGTTCAGTCCGACAGCACGGGCATTGCTCTTGCTGACGTAAACGCAACAATCGGCTTCTTGATTGGCACAGGCAATACTTCAAATGGTATTTCTGGCGCTTATCTCGATACCTCCACGTTGCTGACTGGCACGCTTGCGAACTACCCATTTAAGATTGTTGGTGTCATCAACGATCCGCCGGGAGCTCAAGGCACGCTGTCGAACGGACAGGCATATGACAATGCCATCGTCATGTTCAACAACGTCTACACCCGCAACTTCCAAGGCGTCTAACAAGGAGTAAGGACCAATGGCTGTTAATCTCTCTGCCATTAAAGACCTCCTCCTTCCGGGCCTCCGGGGGATTGAGGGTAAGTATGAGATGATCCCATCTCAATACGATAAGATCTTCACGAAGCATGATTCCAAAATGGCGCTTGAGCGCACTGCGGAAATGCGCTTCTTGGGTCTTGCACAGCTGAAGACTGAAGGTGGCCAGACCGCTTTCGACAACTCAGCCGGTGAGCGTTACATCTACAACCAAGAGCACACTGAAATTGCTCTCGGCTATGCGATCACGCGCAAAGCAATCGACGACAACCTGTATAAATCACAGTTCATGCCGTCGAACCTTGGCCTCGTTGAATCTTTCCATCAGACGAAAGAAATCTACGGCGCTAACGTGCTGAACACTGCAACGACATACAATGCCTCTGTTGGTGGTGACGGTGTTGCTCTCTGCTCCACTGCACATCCAATCGATGGCACGACTGTCGCTAACACGCCTGCAGTTCAGGTTGATCTTAACGAAGCCACGCTGCTGAATAGCATGATTGCTATCCGCACGAACTTCAAAGACCAAGCTGGCCTGAAAGTGTTTGCTCGTGGCCGTCGTCTTGTTGTTCCGCCACAGCTTGAGCCAGTTGCAATTCGTCTTACGAAGACTGAACTGCGCCCCGGCACTTCGGACAACGACGTCAATGCGATCATGATGACAGCAGGTGGTTTGCCAGAAGGTTATATGGTGAACGACTTCTTGACGTCTTCGTATGCTTGGTTCTTGCTAACCAACATCGACGGCCTGTCATATATGGAAAGAGTTAAGTTCGAATCAGACATGCAGGTAGACTTCGTGACCGACAACCTGCTTGTCAAGGGGTATGAACGATATTCTTTCGGATACTACAACTGGCGTTCAATTTACGGCAACTTCCCAACGTCGTAAGGAGGAAGTAATATGGCTAATGCTGCTTTCTCCGGTCCATTGGTTGTGTTTGGGCAAAACCCAACACAGCCGGGTGACTACAACCCAGACATCGGTGGCTCGTCCCTGTTTTATGCAGGGACGGGTATCTTAGATCCACGTCAAGTATACACCTACATCCCCGGCGAATCTCAATCCGCCGCGGACTTTGGGTGGCTTGGTGTGGACAACATCACGACCTTGAGTGCTGTTCCTTACACGGCGGCTGCAGCAGCTATCGTTGCTTCAGCTAACCCAACGAGTGCAACACTTTCTCTGGTTACGTCGAACTCTTCGACGACTGGCGTCTATTATTCCACGAGCTTTGTTCGTGCGGATACAGGTGCGACTGACTCTGTTCTCGCTCTTGATGCCTATGCATCAGTAACGGGTTCGTTCAGCAATGGTGTTCTCACGATCACCACCTCCACCAACCAGATGCCAATTGGTCCCGGTATGGTTGTTCTTGCTACTACAGGAACGGTTTCTCAAGGAACCGCTGCTGGAACGCAGATCGTATCTCAGCTCACGACAACCGGCACATACTCGTCGGTTTCGCAGGGCACGACTGGCACTTATCAGACGAACGGTAATTTGACGGCGACTTCAGGCACGGTAACGCTTGCCTATCAGACGCCTGCTCAGTGTGCTGTTCCTAATAATGCTCAGACACCCGGG